CTGACGCAATGACATAATCGTGATCCTTTGTCTTGAGTATCCTGTTAAGATATTCGTTTATCTTGTTCTCTATCCATCGTATAGAAAGTTGACCGGCCGTGGTAATACCCGAGGCCTGTCTAATGTCAAAGTACCTGAAGTACTGGTTGCCAAGAGCGCCGTAAGCCGAATTGAGCGAAACTTTCTTCGCAAGTTGGAGATTGTTATATCGTGCAATGCGTTTTTCAATCTCATAGCGTTTTGATGGGTCGGTCTCTTTCTCAAGTTCTTTCTTAGCCGCGATAGCCTTCTTCTTGTACGCAGAGCGGTCATTGTACATTGTCTCCATAATTTCAGGCAAGAATCCATGGCGTTCTTTTGTAAAGAACTGGCCATTAGGTGTTAGTGTGCAATGTAGTGAAGATAGTTCGTTAAGATCATGTCGCTGAAAAAGTAAACTATCAACGTTAATACGATTGTTAAGTATAGACCTTTGGATGTCATTATAGTTCTCCGGTTCAATGATAGTATCAGGGCTGATATTGTATTGCATGATCAAGTGTGGATACAGACTGTTCAAGTCGAATGAAGCAACCCACTTGTGCATACCAAGAATCGGATCCTTAACGAATGCACCCTCATACATAGCATCTTTACTGTGACGCTCAATAGGATTGACCACCATATTCTTCTTGCGAAGATGGTTATAAACAATAGCATCCCACATACGCACCTGAGAGAATGCATCATCTGGATTTGTCTTACTATCATATGCAAGAGTTAGAACAAGCTCAATCAATTTCAGCTTATCATCTAGACGACCAACAAGTTCAACGTCCTTGATGTTATACTCAATGAATAACTGGTAGTTCTGCTTATAGAGACTGTGAAGATTACCATATTCTTCATATGATAACTTGTGTTCACCAATCTCTTCGTGAGCAATAGCATCAAGACGATAAGATTCCTGAGACTGGCCACCAGGCGCAAACTTACGATACATGGTGATATAGTCAAGAGTTGCAATGCCGAGAAGCCTATAGACAATCTCTTCTTTACCGACCTTGTTAGTGGCCCTAGATTCGTTGATTACACTCCAAGGCGAAAGACGATTAGCTTCCGATTCACCCATTATCTTACGAATGCGGTTTACCAAATAGACGATATCAAATCGTTCTACATTCCAGCCAGTGATCACATCAGGATAGTTACGTGACCATTCGTCAAGAAAACGCTTGAGTAGATCATACTCATCGCGGCACTTGCGATAGTCTACATCATCACGATAGTTATTGAAATCGCCACAGCCAAATACGACAAAGCCGTTTTGATTTGACTTCATCGTGATAGAGATAACTTTTTCGTTTGCAAATTCTTGCTCAGGGAATCCGTTATCAGATTCGACCTCAATATCTATGTTGACAACATTCATGAGGCTAATATCCCAATCTATATCATCGCTGAAATGATCTGAGATAAACTGATACTCATAACGTTGATTGCCGTAAATCTTGAAGCCTTGAACGTCTTCGTATTGTTTAACGAAGTCGCGGGCCTCACGAATATTACCTGGCTTCATCTCTGATACATGATTACCAGTAACAGAAGTAAACGCTGTAGGTACTTGTGACGGTACATACAGCGTTGGAAAGTAATCAATCTTACGGCTCACTTTTCTTCCATCTTCAATACCGCGATAGAGGATCCGTGAGCCGTAAACTTGAACGTTTGTGTAAAATGATTTCATTATTTTCCAGGTAGGATTAGATTAGAAGAAGGTACAACGAGCCCGCCAAACATGTTATTATATTGATTCAGGAACTCTTTGATTGGATTCATTATAGCTAGTACATGAGATTTGTCAAGAGTAAACGTCTTGTCTTCACTGAAATCTGCCCATGGAGCAAAGCCAATATTCGGCGTCTTTGGATCCATCTTGTTCGGCATCACAACGATACGAACTGGGTTCTTGATGATACAAACAACTTCACTACTAGGAAGAATTTCAGCGATAATTTCATCGCCTGTGATAAGCTTAAGAATCTTAATATTTTCAACTACCGCCATTATTCAAACTCCGCCAAAAGATCAAATACACCTACAGTCATCCACTTAGTGGGAATGTAGGTAAGATTGGAGCCTGACTCCGACTTATAGACATACTTGTTATCATAGTCCATAACCTTAGCAAGCTTCTCCCACTTGCCATCATAGGCGCGCTGCTTAAACGTAGTTTCAAGAATATTCATAGTCTCTCCTTAATTAAATATTGTGCCGTTCATCTTTTCTTCGGTGGTAACGAATACCATTCGTTCTTCATCGTCTGTATAGTATACAGGGTTTAGCCCTGCTTGTCTATAGTCTTCTGCATATTTTAGTGCTATGTGGAAATTGCTGTCAGGGCCGGATAGTTCTGCTGCTTGTCTAATAATGTCTTCGGAAATAGTCTGATATGCCATAGTTCTATTCCTTCTAAAAGGTTACCATACTCCGTCTTCTATCATCCACGCGCGACCATTCTCTATGAGTTTACCAATACAATCATCACAAATATTGCCTGTCTTATATTTATCTTTTTTCAAAGCAAATTTTTGCATATCGTAGAAAGAACCATACTGAGCAATGATATAAAAATCTCCATTCATTAGATAGAGAGTTGCAGCACACCCATAACTATGATCGTTTTTCTTTGTTGAAGAATAGAACTCTTGTTCACAGGTGTTACACTTCATCAGTCCCATAGTCCTCGGTAATATTTGCCAAAGAGTCGAAAACCGTTTGCGATACGATCATGAATTACCTTACGCTCGGCAAACTTATCATCATCCCAACCTTCAGGCTGACGCTTATAGATTTCCATTTCCCACTCTTCATCAATCTCTTTTTCAAAGGCATAGATCATTTCATCCATGACCCATTCCCAACGCCTATGATGGTTGCTATCTGTATCCCATATATATTCTTTTGGTTCGGCCACAGTAGAGCGAAGGTGCTCAGGAACATCTTCATCATCAACAGCCGGAGAACCGTGCTTGGTAGCCTTGAGTTGCTTCAACATAGGAAGAACGATAAGAGCAAGAGTATGATCCATATTCCAAGTATCATACTTATCAATACGAACCTTGACATTGCGTTCCTTTTTACTGTGTATCCAATCGCAGAACTTGCCAACCCATGTATCAGCGAGCCATTCACCAAAGTTATGGACACGTTCATCTTCATCCTTGTCCATCCAGAACAGGATCTTTTCTGCGATCTGGTATGGGCCAATCCAGTTACAATATGGACCGATATAAACTTTCATTTCTCTAGTGCCTCTGTAATATAGTCTCTGATTTCCAATAAATCAGCACGATAAGCCAGTTTGACATAGCCATCGTGCCGATCATTATTCATTTCACGGATGAGAAAATCAAGTCTTTTGATAATCTCTTCAGTCTTCGGTTTTTTCTTCTCTTGGGATATTTTCATCGATTACCTTATTTGCTGCATCTACAAGAGTTGCCAAAAGACCCTTTCGCGCGAAAAGCAAAAGAGTATCGTAATCCATAGTCACGGCGATAGTTGCACTACCATCTTCATTTTCAATAAATTCATCTAGAGTAAAGTTATTCATTGATCTTTTTCTTCCTTAGAGAGAGGTCTTTTTAGTGACCGCCTTTTCAAGAGTTTCGATAGTTACAGACTGGCAAATGTAATACACTTTGCCTGCATTGGTGCCAATTTCAGATTGCTTTAGTTCAATGATGGCTTTTCCTGCCTCATTACACATAGCTTCGTTATTGTATGCTAATTCATTTGGGAAACGAACATCGGCGTATACCTCGCCAGTGTTCATAATTGTGGTCAAAACGACAAACCAAATCATGGTTATACCTCATATTAAAAGTGGAGCGGGATACGAGATTCGAACTCGTTTCTCTAGCTTGGAAGGCTAGGGCACAACCCATATACCAACCCCGCGATATTTGTATTTAGTCTACTAGCTTCGAAATATTCAGTAGCTCAGGAAACTTTCTCTCAAGAAGAATAAGTGCTTCCTTTTTATTGCCACGATTCCAGTGATATTCAATTGCTATGATATCGGTCTGACCGTTTTCACTGACATAGAAGCCTCGCGCTTCAAGTTCTTCGACCAAATCCGAGTCGTGAAAATCATCAAGATTAATGTCAACTTCAACATATTGTGAAACGCTAGGCATATCTTCCTCTGTGTATCTGTCAGTTTGGATATAATACACTATCCACTAAAAATGTCAACACTCTTTTCTATCTTCAGCAGTATAAAAATCAAATCGATGATGTAGAATAGGACTTAATGCCAAACTGGCAGCCTTGATTTTGCCCTGCTTCTGTAGTTGGAATACATGGCTCATCCAAGTCTGTTCGAAAGGATGTGCCCATTTTGTATCAAGAAATACTTTCTTGTTACCCTGTCTGGAGAACCAGAGAGGCCAATTACAGTAATGGAATTCGCCTTCAAAATATTTTAGATCCTTGTGTCGCTTTCCTTTGAATATTTCCGTTTCAGGAGGATCACTTGATAGACCTTCTTTTGGCAACTCTTTGTGGTCTGGAAAGTATTGATCTCTGATATGCTGAGGCACATTATACCAAGCCCATTGTGTATTATTGGTTCCATAAAATTCAGAGAATGACAGCTTCAGATAATCATACTGGTTCTTGTGAATTATGTCAAGTGATTTTATGTACAGCTTTTCAATGTACGTAGAAAACCCAGAAACACACTCCGCATCTGAAGGATCATTTAGTGTCATATCATCTTCTAGAAAAAGATAGTATTCTGAATTGCTCTCATTGAAATGTTCTGCGACAAACTGTCTAGCGCCGCAGATGCCTAGATTCTCTTCTTTCTTGATATGCTCAAATCCATATTTTT